TCTTTTTCACCAGCAGATTCTTGAGTTACCATTTTTGCTTCACCTGATCTATTTGGATTTGGGTCTTCTTTACGTTTTTTAGCAGCTCTCTTATCTCTTTCATCTTCATCCATTGCGGCACGATCATCAGGATCTCTACAATAAGGTTTTGTTGTTTGACCTGGTTGTTTTGCACAAGGTTTTCCATCATACTTTCCACCAGTTTGGACCCATCCACCATCATCAAACCACTTATCTAACCTGCCATTATAATCCCTTGCTTTAATTCCATCAGTTGCTTCTTTCACATCTTTGAACTTTTTGTGCTCCTTCTTCGCAGATGCTTCCATTTTTTTAAGTCTTGTATAGTAGTCTGGAAACTCGTCCAGATGTTGAAGAGCAATGTCCATAGCAAGTTTATGATTCTTAGTATGCTCGTGCTCAATTGGTTCTCCCATATCCAATTGTTTTTGAATATCGGAAACATCCATACGGTGTTTTCTTGCAATTTGCTCAACTGATTTATGAGATTTTAATTTCTGCACAATAAAAAAAATTATTCCTTATTGTTATTTAGAAAACCTTGTTTAAGTATTTTTGACAACTCTGATGTAGATCCAACGAATAATGCATTATTCGTGACATTATTAGTAGTTTTTGGCACATCTTCTTCAACATCTTTAAGTTTCTTTTGAAGATCAATTAATTTATCCGTTGTATCAGCAACACTTTTAATTAATTGACCTGCAACTTCATATGCTCTAGGACTACCACCTTCACCAGCAAGTTCCATAATTCCATTAATTGCTTCCTGCCCCTTTTCAATTAATGAATATAGATTTGCTCTAGTATATTCATAATCCTTTTTAATATCACTACTTTCTTTTGGAAGAATATTAATTTCTTTGGAGGATGCCTTAACGTCAACAATATCACTTTCTATATTAAGTGCCTTATCCAATCCACCATAACTATTCGTCATAATTTATTAAATATCAATTTGCTGTGTTGGACTATATGTTTTGGAATCTTGGAAGAAATCCCAATTCTCATTAAATCCAAAATCATCATCCGGTGTCGCATCAATAGGATCTGGTTCAACCGTGTATCTCATTTCTCTCTTAGCAGATATAACATCTGTAGATGTATAAGTATCGACTTGAACTTTACGAATGAGACCATCGGTTGATGCTGCAATTGGTCCAAATAAGTATGTCTTAGCCGTAAATTGGAACGTATAAATTAAAGATCTTCTAGTTGAAAAATCTCCTTCATAATCATCTTGAAAGGAAACATTTTCCAAAACAACGGGAATATCTCTTTTTTCTCCAATAGAATCTACTAAATCAACCGTTAAAGTAAATGCTGGTTGAAAATATGGAAGAATTTGTTCAACAATTTGTAGCGCATCATCATTTAATTTTGTTAGTACATTAAGTTCAAATCCAATATTATATGGAACTGGCATAAAAACTTTTTTTAAGTTTTGTCCATCCAAAGCTTTAAATGTTTGGGTTACACCAGATTTTCTAGATGGATCATATTGGATTGAAATCATTTCAAATGACATTCTTGGTAATGTTATTTGAACTGGTTTATTTAAATCTGCCTGCTGCTCAAGTCTTGCTAAAAACTTTTGAGTTGGTCCATATGCTAAGGGAACTCTCATTTCGCTATAATCAGCATCATTAGCATCTTTATGCTTAATGTATATTTGATTGAAAAGTGTTCCAAAAGAAATGATAGTTTTCCTGATTATTTCGTGATAGTAATATGTTCCAAGCATTAGTAGTTACCAAATGGATTTGATTCTGAGAAATCTAAAATTAGATCTGCTGCTTCTTCTATTTCGTCGTTTTGTTCATATTTATCCGCAAATTCACTTTGAGATGTGAGTTGTAAGGTATATGTTGCCGAAGATCCGGATCCAACTATAATTTCTCCAGGAATAAATGCACCATCAATTACTCCGACTTGAAGAATATTGGTATCTTTATCCCAAGATTTAACTCTAGATTTTGTACCAGAAATGGATCCAGTAACAATCTCATTGAATGTATAAGTACCAATACCAGTTATGAGAGGTGGAAGATCTATAGTTATAGATGGGGATGAAGTATATCCTATTCCAGCATCTAAAATAAGAACCTGTGTAATGCTTCCTGCTGCCCCTACAACAACCCTTCCCCGTGCAGTTACCCCAGTTCCTACTGGAGGAGGACTAAACGTTATGACTGGCGCTGTTGCGTACCCCTGACCATACGTTTGTATTCCGACTATACCAACACCATACGAACCTTTGACTAAATCGCAGGTAGCATCTGCCCCAGAACCACTTCCATTGGCATATATTGTCACAGTTGGAGTTGCTGTATATCCAGATCCTGGATTAACTAATAATATCTCTTTGATAGAACAAACTCCACCTTTACACGTAGTTATTGCAACTGCAGATGCTGTTATACCACCCGTAGGTGCTGGAGTAAATGAAACGGTTGGAATTCCAACATAATCATATCCATCATTGGACAAAATAACTTTTCTAACATATCCACTTGAAATTCCTGCTGAAGCAGTTGCTCGTTGTCCAGTTGCAAATAATTTTAAAGATGTTATATAACCTTGAGTTTGCAATACTGAATCTATTTCTTCAATAGTAGTATTTGAATCATTGTCTCCACCAACTTCGTCCTCATATTCAAATAATTCACACTTCAACTCATAAACATAAGTTTTACCTAATTGGTAAAAAGGTTGCTCGTGCTCTACAAATTTAACTTCAAATAATCTTTTACCCAAAGGAAAATAAACTATGTCACCCTCTCTTGGGCGGGTTGATAAAATTATTTCATCATCATCCATACCCTCCAAAAATGGGGATATAAAATCTTCAAATCTTTCTCTAGATATAATTAAAGTAACCTCATCCCTTAGACTCATTCCAAATTTGGTTAAAATATCTCCAGATCCACTATATCCATCATAGTTTGCTACATATGCTTCTATTGAAAAATTATCATCAAATTTAGAAGAAGTAACTTCTCTCAAAATTGTATTTTTTCTTACAAATTTTCTTGGAATATATGAAACTTCAACCCCATATATTTTAAGTTGCTCATTAATTAAGTCTTGTACAAGACGTTGTTCTCCAGGAGATCCCTGTAAAAAGAAAGGATTGAGTGCCATTATCCAATAAAATCGTAAGGTGGTAATTCATAATCTGTAGTCATTCTGTCTCTAATTTCTGACAATTCTCTTTCGGCATCCTCATAAATTTCTCTTCCATTAAGTTCAATTCCACCAGGAAGTTTAACTCCCCTAAACTTAATAAGATTTTGACCCCATTGTTTTTTAATCAGACTAGTTAGATATTTCTTTAAAAAACTATCATTCCATACTTTAGTAAAATCATTTGGATCCAAAATTCTATAACAATCTATGACAAGGAAATCTCCTGGATTATTTCCCTCCCAATTAAAGTCCAAATACAATCTATTCTGCCTTTTATTGAATCTTATTTGCTTATCTGTTGTTAAAAGAAAATCAATATCCTCAAGATATGATTTAACCATAGAATATTGCAATAATTGAATGGAATTAAAATAATATAAATCATTTAAAAATAATTGATATTTAATACTAAACATTCCAGAGGAAATAGTACTAGAATTAAATTTAAAAATCTTTTCAACTCCAATCACAGAATCTGGAATTTGTATATAATTAGAAGATTCGTAAAAATTAAATGTTTTAGAAACTCCATTAATTGTTGATGATCCTGTTGTTGTAGTTATCCCAGATCCTCTAGGACTTTTTGCACTTGCACTTCCCCTATCAATATCTTCTTGCGTAATTTGATATTTGAGAAACATTCTTTCAACACCATCAAAATGTCTCTCATGAAAATATTGTAATGCATCATCAACAAGATCATCTATTTGATCTTCGTCAACATTAATTTCCAAAACTGGAGCTCCCAGTCTTCTAAGGCAGTAATCTACTAATTGCTGTTTGCTTGCTGGTTTAGACATTATCGAGTAACTCCTTCCCTAACTAACACCATACCCTCAACAACTCTACTTACAATATTTGTACTATTATCAGTGATCAATATATCGTAAATATATCTTCCAGGTTTTAAATTTGAAGTTGCACTTGATCCTAATCCAATTCTGATTTGTCCATTGGATGAATTCACTATAGTAGTTGTAAATGTTGTTACTCCGACACTACCTGCCCATTTTCTCATTTGAGAATTTACTGTCGAATTTGATAAGATTAAAGCAGAATTAGTAGAACTATTCTCAAGAAAATATTCTTGCGTAAAAGTTGCTCCAGAGTTAATAACAATATTATTTACATATACGGACGCCATTATTAGAGAACATACTCTACAGTATATTTATATTTACATTTTGCCAAGATTACCAATAACCTCTTGCTGACTTAAGTATAATTTGCAATACAGTTTTGAAAATTTTTTTAATTCATCAATATTTAAATCATCAATAATTCTACATTGTTTTTCATATTCGAATAATTTATCTATAGAATCTAATTTAATTTCTTTAGGTTCCACGTAATAACTCCTTTAATAAAGATTTAATTTCATCCAATTCCTTTTTAATATCATCTATTTCATTTTTTTGCTTTTTCTTTTCATTTTTAATTTTAACATATTGCAAATATTCATATCTATCACCATTTACAATAGCACCAGAATTTTCATCCCGAAATAAATTTTTATGATTGTTAATTGGTATCATTATTCTTATGCCAGTGCAACTACTCTAATATCTCTGAATCTTAGTGGATATGCTTCATTCGTACCACTCATAACGATTTTAATTGCAAATCCATTAAATTCTTCCAAATTATCGGCACTAAATTGATATTCTGAAAAATTATTATTTTCATCAGATGAAACAAAAATGTCGGAAGATCCATCATTTAAAGATTGGTCAATAATAATATCTCCAATACCATCACCATTTAGATCTTTGAGATTATTATATCCTGGGAATAATTGATATGATTGTTCAATTTCACTAGAATCTGATTTAAATAATCTATACAAAACTCTAAAATCACTAGAAGAATTTCTATATGCATTTGTTATAACTTTTAGAGAAGTTGCTGGTTGCAATAAGTCAATTTTATTCGAAACATACACTGAAGAATGTGGATCTCCAATTAAATTATTGGACCTAGAATCTGATACATAATTAGATATTGGATTATTAATTCTATTTCTACTCAAAATAAATGTTCCAGACTCTGTCACATCAATTACTGGCGAAACATTCTCATCTGTTGTATCCATGCTAATATTTAAAATCAAAGATTTTGATCTTGGCATAAATGTCAGATTAGTAGTTTCATTAATTTTAGAACATATCATTCTTGGAGAATTTAATTCATTATTGTTATTTAATGCCACAGATTCATATCCATTATCGGAGAATGAAATTTCAGATCCACCAGCACTTGTTCCAGTAATTGATCTTAACGATGAATTTATTGATGTATTTTGTGGAGATAATGTATTGAATTGTGGTATCAGTGAATTGTATTGGAAATTTTGAGTTGCTTTACAATTTGAAGATCCTGATGTTTTTTCTTCGTTAAAGTTTATGGTATTTGATCCATCAAATAACTTTAAATAATAATTATCAATATCTCTCAAGGATGTTAATAGTGAAGAATTGTTTGAAATTTCGTGTGTGGTATTAATTCTTGCCAATGACATACCATTTAGTTCATACTTATAAACTAAATCATTGATTGAATGATTTCTAGTGGTAGATCCATTAATTCCTCGACCATTAGTAGATATATTTAAAACTCCAGAACCAACACTATCATAGGATATAATTTCATTGTTAATCAAAACATATCCAGTATTAACTCCAACGCTTCCTTCAAATGTTGTGAATGTTGCAGTATTTGCCACACTTATTGTTAGAGATGATGGTACTATCGCAACTGTTAGTTTTTCTGGAACAGTATCTGGAAATACTCCACTTATTGTAACCATATTACCTGAGGAATGCATTCCATGATTATATTGATTTACTTTAATAATATCTCCACTATACAAATCATTTACAATCGAAGAAGTACCTCTTACTGTTGTTCCAGATAAAGCAACCAAAGTATTACCATCATAATATCCTATAGAATTTCCTGTAGTAAATGTATAACCTTTGACATTTGTTAATCGTAAAGTATCTATGGTGTTTATGGAAGAAACTGATATAGTTGCTCCTCTACCTTTAGAAACTGAACTTGTTGTAATTCCAAGTAAATCACCAACCGCATATCCACTTCCAGTATTTGCTATTGAAACTACAGAGACTGTTCCGTTAGAAGCAAAAGTGATGTTTGCAGTAGCACTGCTTCCATATCCAGTTATAGTATATAATGGTACTGAAGTATATGCCCCAGAAGAATATCCAGTTCCAACATTTGAAGTCGAAATTCCTAATATGTTACCTCCAACTTTTTCAATATACCCATATTTTGTACCTTCAGCAACTTTTGTGCCAACAGTTAAAATATTGCTCAAATTTGTGCTTGTCAAAATACCCACAATTAATTTTCTTGGGTACATTGTTATTGGGTTGTTTGTTAATTTTTGAATATTAAAGTCATAATCATCTCCAGTTCCACTTCCAGAAAGATCTGGATTCGTAAAATATGCAGTTCCAGATTTACTTGAGAATTTTGCTTTGTATAACCTGAATTTTAAGTCTTCAAATGGACTTGAGATTGGTGTTGTTCCATTTTGTGGTTTGTAAAGATTTCCACCAACGTATTGATTCGAATATATTACTTGTAAGGTATAAGGATAATTTTGTGTTGTAACAGTTGGTTTATTTGATTCGGCAATCCAGACTTTATACTTTTGAGAAGATGGTGAATTTAATGAAATTGCATACTGTTTATTTGGTTCCAAATAAAGTGGAGATGGTAGTTTAATATTTGTTGGAGTTTCTCCGTCCGCAGAAATTGTGATTTTACTAGGGAGAATTTGAACTCTGGAAAAATCTTGAACAACATTGTTTGTGGGAGAACCTCCGAGATCTACCTCCCTAATTTCAATAGTTAATTTCTCAGAAGCATCTTTTTCGGCAAAAAATAAATCTAGGGATGTTAAAAATCCTCCAGAATTATCAGTTCTAAATGTTTGAGTAAGGGGATCTTTTGTTATATTTTTAAAAGATTTTGATAAAACTGGTCTCCTAATGATAAAATTATTAGTATAAGATTGTGGAGATCCGTTAATGTAGAAATTTGTTTCACAGTAGTTTACTTTTGATGTAGAATTGAATGCTGATGTCTGGGATATTCTAAATGTTTTTGTCCCCACATTAAATGTTGTTTGTGGAGTTGGATTTGATAATGGATCTTTAATAAACAAGCATCCAATTAAATCTCCAACACTATCAGAAATTAAAGATTGATTTGATACTGTTGCCTGAGCTTTACTAGTTTTTCCAACCAAAATCATCCCAAATGGTGTATATCCATAAAATCTTCCATCAGAATCATCTGATAAGGAATAAGTATCTATATTTAAAATTGAAGATGATTGTGAATATGAATTTAATATATTGGACGGTGAATATGGATTTTCTGAATATACTTCATCCGGCAAATTATATCGTCCAAATTTGTGATCAGTATTTGATAGACGGAAACATGCCATCTTTTCTGATCCAATATATCCCTCAACAATTTCACCTGACTGGAAAACTCCAGTTATCATTGAGACTTGTAAAAGTTTTGGAATTATATCAATATCATTTCTACTATCCAATGAAGAGTAATATTGTGTATTTGGGCAAAGATTACCAACAGTAAATTCTATATTTCTTGATCTTATCTTATTGTTAGATTTGCTACTAGAAATTAAATTTGAAATAAATGAATCCTTCCATTCACTTTGGGATTTAATAATTACTTTTCCATCCGTATTAATAGTTCTTACCCACGCATCTGAAGATGGTCTTAATTTTACATATCCATTATAATCAGTAAGACCGGATAAATTTATAGATTCTTTTTTAGTTGCAAATAACTGAGATACATCTCCCCACTCCACTTCAGAATAATTGAGTGTTAATAAGTCTCCAGTTTTTTTAATATTTGGATCCAATAAACTTATATTTGCCGAAAAATCTTCCGATTCAGAATTAACTGTTTCATTAGGATAAATTTTAGATTTTAGTGAATATATGGAAATATCTGAAGTTAATTCTTCTAATGATGTATTAACAGTACTATTAGAATCTTGATTGGCAATATCTATAAATTTATTATCTCTAAAATTATCTGCAAAAAATCCAGATTTAAATTTTAATAAACCATCTGCATCAGTAATCTGTAAAGATTTTGTATCCAATTCTATTAAACTTAGTGATGTTAAATTCTCTAAATTTTTAATTCTGTCATCCAATTTCCCAATATCTTTCATAGTATATCGTTTATTTTCAATCAATGAAATTGAAATATCATCTACATTATAAACATATGCTGGTATTTTAATTGTGGCAATATCCATAGAATCTTGTGAAGATTCTGGTTCCTTAGGATTTGATGTTGCTATCCCCTTAATTAGTTTAAAATCTCCAGATTTATCTAAAATAAGTTTATCAATTCTGGGCACATAATACGAATAACCAACAGAAGAACTTTCATTTGGCGCTACAACTAATGGCGGATTAACACCAGATTCTGAAAAGTTCCTACTAGAAAATGCAAAAGGTGATTTTGAAATTGAAGTAAATTGTGATACTCTTGGTCTGAGATCAAAAGTATCAGATGCTCTTAACTGATTTTTTAGTAGTGGAATGTCAAATTTAAATCTTTCAGAATCATAACTATTTGCAGTATATAAATCACCAATATCATTAGGTGGAACAATATAGCAATCATAAATTACTAGAAGATTTTTGGATGGGATTCTTCCATTTTTCCTAATTATTCTGGAATAATCATAGTATTGATCCTTTTGTCCTTTATCCAAATCGTAATTTTCTGTTCTGTCAATATATGAACCAACATCTATGAAGACTAAAGAAGAAGAAATTTTAGATTCGTCAAATTTTACAGTTTCTCCAGATTGAAATTTATTTTTGTTCAAATACACAAACTCAATTTGTGTTGAGGAACTCCTAGTAACAATCTGCCCAACTGCTCCACTAGTGGATCCAATTATTTTTTCTCCCAAAATTGAATTTGTATTTAAATTTAATCCTGAAGAAAATGTAAGTTTATCCAAAATTGGTGATGATGAATCCAAAGATTCGTATATTGCTATAACTTTATATACGTCTGGAACATTAAGAGATATTTCTTCATCTTCAACTCTAAGACCATAATATTGATTTGTTGATAAACCGCTAACATTTTTATTTCTAGTTTCAGCAGTTTTAGATATTTGGATTTTTTGACTTCTTGTAGATAATTTTTTCTTATTTTTAATAATATTTTTGGTAACTGTTACATCTATTGTTGCCGATTTTGATGCCGATATACCACTAAATGATATATTTTGACCATTGTTTTCTACTAAAACTTTATCATATGACAAAGGTTCAATAGTTCCATCCGAATAAAAAATTGAATACCTTTGAGTATTAAATGGTTCAAATGAACAATTAGCAACTCCAACATCTGATGTTGTGAGTGAAAGTGTTCCTGATGATGATGTAGATTTACCAGTTATTTGTTTTTTAAATGTTAATTGTGAATTTGATAAATTAACTTCCGAAATATTTGTATTGGATAGATTTGAATATAATGAAGATTTTTGGGTATTTTTAATCGATGGAATTCCCAAAGTAAAGGACGTAGTAGTTTCCGAGGTTGGAAGGTCACTAATACAAACTCCAGCAACTGTTGTCCCAACTCCAACACATATCATAGATAGACCGTCAGCAGAAACGGAACTAATTCTATTATATGTTTCGGTTGATAATCCTGCTATTTGATATCTAATAATAGTATCGCTCTTGATTCCAATAAAATTATTTCCTGGCGAAGTAACAGTACTTATTCCACCACTTCTGGCAGTAATGATAATTCTATCACTTACTCTAAAATTTGATGGTGTTTTTTTCTCTAAAAATGTATCTGCAGAAAAATCACTCGATAGTCCCATTGAAGATGAATCTTGATATAATGATTTTATATCATCTACAGCATATGCTCTTAAGGATTTTATAGATCTTGATATTGAATTATCACCATTGACTATAATTTGCTCCCCCAAAATAAAAGATCCGGAAGTTTGGGACAAAGTAATATCATTCCCACTTGGAGATCCAACAACATATGCAGAAGCACCACTATTGGATCCTTTTATGTAGGATGTAGGTGGACAATCTTGGGAAGATAGGTTTGAATTGAGAGTTAATACTGTATATGTTTGGACGTCATATAAGTATAAATTCCAATTAGTTTTTTTATTTTCATATGGAGCATCACTTACTGAAAATGAATATACTCTTGCTTCTCCAATTTTTGTTCCGGAAGCACTAGAATTTCCAATTTTTCTTTGATTATATAACTCTACAGTATAATCATTATTAATTCCAATGATTGGAGCTCCGGAAACATTATTAACTACAATTAAATTTCCCATTTCGAATGGGATAGATGTTGATGCTACAGTTTCAACTTCTCTAGTTTTTATAACGTCTAAAACAGTTGCTCCGGATTTTTCAATATCAAATCCACCAACATATGCCTTTCCGGAAGAAACTTTTATACACAATAAATCTTCTGACGGTGTGTTTAATTCTTCAGTTTTTTCACTTGATAAAAATAATCCATTAGAATCTGTTAAATTATTTAATGAATCTACAGCATCAATTTCAAATGGTGCTAAAGAATAATTTCCGGATTCCTCATATGTTCTTTTTGCTAGATAATCCTTTATCAAAGAATAATCGCTTGTATCTTTTATTTTTTTAACTTGCCCATCAGTAATTCTCAAAATTTCAATGAAATTTTGATCATTGAAATCTGCTAAAGATTTTTTCGACAATTTTGTACTTATTTTCAGTCTATCAGAACCTGGGGCAGCATAATTTGTAAAACCTTTTGCATTATCATATAGGGAAGAATCTTCATAAGAAGTTGTGAGATCTTCAATAACTTCTAAACCAATTCTGTAAGATGGGGTATTGGTATATTGATCCAAAATTAATGTATCTTGAGATACATTAACAAAAAATCCTCTAATAAAATAAATTCCTGGCGTAATTGAAACTGCAGAAGCAGTAGGTGTTGAATTTGATTCAATTAAAGTTGCAATAGTACTTCCGGAAGTTATGGTAGTATTTCCATAACTAAATGTATCCTGAGTTATTAGTGTTTCTCCATCTATAAATTTGGAGGATTGAAAATTAGAATCTGAACTAAGGTATTTTACATAGAGAGTAGTTGTTAATAATAAAGAATCTGATCTCTTTATTACATTCTGAACTACTGCAGAAATTTTTGATGTTTGACCAATTATTTTTTTCCCTACTAAATTTTCGGCATAAAATTCAACATCTAATCCTAGATGAAATGAATTTATTTTCACTGCATAATAATCTGGATCATAAGTTATATTTCCCGGAACAACTACAGATCCATCTTTAAATATGTTGCTTCCAAAAGATTGGATTTGATTTTGTAAAATTGTTTGGAGAGTTGTTAATTCACGCGCTTGTACTGGAGTTCCTGGTTTAAAAAGAACCTTATAAAAATTTTTTTCAGCATCAAAATCATCATAATATGGAGAAACATTTAAGTTTATTTTTTGTGCCATTTTTTTAGAATTCTAGTACGATTTTAATATCTTCCTTTTGTCTTGGATTTCTAGTTACAAGAGGACGATTATCAAGATATACAATTTCTCCTGATGATTTATTTATTTCGGGAAGGGAGATGCCTTTTGTAAAAGTTGAATCTAGTCTAACTGTTTTTGTTGGAGAAACTGCTGTTACAATTCCACTAAAATTTTGAATAGATGCTTCAAAATTACCTGCGGAAATAATACCTCCAGCAGTCGAAAATCCTATTTTAACTGATTCTGAGCTAACAGTTTTACTATCTATCTGATTATAGTAAGTTTTATTGTAAAATAAAGATCTATCTGCAAAATATTTTAAAACTGTTGTTTCATCGTCGTATGATGCAATATATCCAATTGCCGTACCAACTCCAGATATTGCTTGATAGATTGTAGTTCCTGGAATTGCATCTCCCGAATTTGTTATTGCAGTTAGTTTTAATCCAGTTACACTTGAAAATGTATTTTCAGTAAATATTGAACTTGAAGATCCAACAATCGTTGGATTTTTTATGATTCCAATTTGTGCAAATGTAGTATCCAGTGGAAAATCTTTTGTCGAATCATCAAATCTTGCGTAAATTAAACATTTATCGGACCCAAGTTCTGTGTAAATATCATATCCATGCCCAAGAGATGGTGGAATAATTGGTATTAGATGAGCAAAAGAAGTTGCGTTTTGATTTATGGAGGATAAATCTACTCTACCATAAGTATATCCTCTACCACCACTAGAAACTATAACATCATTTATTTTTCCATCAACCACATCAACTATTACTTTACCATCTTCACCATCACCAATTATATCTAATTGACTGTCTGTTACGTTATACGCACTTCCGGATCTTTCAATATAAACTTTTTTAATTTGATTATAATTTACTGAGGAATCTGCAGAATCTCGAACTGCAACTATTTCTGAATTATCGCTAGTTGCCCAATCATTTGGTATGGGGATGTAATCTATAGAATCAAATTTAATAATATCACTGGGATTTACTGTGAATAAGTATTTCCAAATATAACCATCATTACTTTCTCCAGCTCTTGATGGTTCCAAATCGACAAACTTTGGTTCATCTTGTGATGGTCTTCCTGAAGGATACACTGGAGAAGATCCATTGTCAATACAAATATAAACTCTATAGTCACTATTAATAACATAATATTCTGCATCATATAGCCTGTATGCGCTTGTTCTTTGGGATGGATTTGATACACTATAATCATGTCTGTACAATTCATAAATGGTATTGGCAGTCCAATCAACCCTTCTAATCAATCTTCTAATATTATTTGGTGTAATTTTTCTACCAAAAATAATAGTATCCTTTATATGATTCAAATAATCAAGACTATCTATTGGTGGTGGAGTATTAGAATCCCATGTCTCAGATCTTCCAAATCCAACATCACTTGGATTGGGAAGACTTAAAAATACATAATAAGAATTGTTTGGATCTTGAACAGAATCCACAAAATTTTTACAATTTAATATTCTAAATTGATCGGTAACAATCGCAGACATTATTATCCCTTTTTTCTATATTTATATGATACTTAATCAAAATCTTTTACGATAGCACCAGTATCTCTCAATCCATAATTTCTTCTTTGTATAGTTGGATATGATGTAAGTCCAGAATTTACTGTATAATTGTTAAGATTAATAGATATTGGTGAAGATGATAATCTATTGAATAAACTCAATCTTCCCCAAGAAAATCTACCACAAATTTTGGAACCAAAGGTGCTGCCTATACCAACACAATCAGTATTTGAATGTATATTACATGTGATGATTCCCACCAAATTATTTAAATAAACGGAATGTGCATAATAAATATTATCTACAAATGTGGTCCCAATACCAACAACAGCACTATTCAGTTTATCAATAGAAGTTGTACCTTTACCAACCGTAGAATCAAAAACTAATATTGGATATTGACTATCACTAAGCAAATCAGATACTTTTGATGCATCATTCTGATCATATTGGACATAAAATTTAATTGCAAGATCCGTTCCTATTCCAGCACATGTAGCAATTCCAGTTATTATGCCAGAAAATCCTTGAACATAAGTAATATTACTAATCAATTCTTTACTTGGACTTGGAGTTGGTGCAATAACCTCAGGTACATTTGAAGATGTATATCCATATCCAGAACTTATTATATTGAATGGTGTAGTTATTGTTCCTGCACTTGAAATTGGGGCATAAATGATAGCATCACTTCCTCCCAAACCAACAATAGACCTCAATTTAAGTTGAACACTACTTCCTGCACCAACATAATTGTAACCACTTCCACCATTATTGATTGTTAATGATGAAATTGTAGTTTGTCCAGTAGAAACATTTGCACTTATATCTGCAAATGATGGTTCATTACCTGAAATGACCAAAGCATTGACTTTATTAATTGTTCCAGCACCAGAATTTTCCTCATAATTAAAAAATTGTGCATTATCTACAAAAATATCTGTACTGGAAGAATCTATTGATTTAATAATTTTTGCAGTAGGAAATATTAAAGACTCTAAGGAATCTCTTTCTTTATACTGAATAACATCATTGATAATTAAATCAGTTTTTTGCTTAGTCCAAGATAATGGTTTCAAGTTAGTCTCATCAATACCTTCATCAAGGTATATGCCCGTTTCAAGAACATCTGAGGATACAATAAATGATGCTATTCTTGGATTTTGAGAAATTGTTGATATAATTTGGGGATTTTCTTTAATTTGTACAGTATCTCCCGGTTTAATTGATGGAATTATATTGGTTTCTTTACTGTCATCTCCTGCAGTACCTCTATAGAAGAAAATTGCAATATTATCTTCAAATCTTGGTGCTTCAGTAAATTTGAATGACGTTCCCCCATCAAATTGATATGAAATACTCGGTTCTTGCATAACACCATTTATATAAATTAATAATAGTGCATCATAATCAATATTACTACCAATTTTTTTCTCAAAACTCAGCAATTGATTATTTTTATATAAAGGAAATCTTTTTCTAACAGAATTTTGTAACTCTTTAATATTATCAATAAAATCAAATTCTCCAAGTTGCCAAGATGCAAAACTGTCCGTTCTTACGTCATCGACAGTAAAAATTAATTTTTCTATTGGTGAAGCAAGTCTAGAATCTGTTACTAATCCAACTAATGAAAAAGTGTCACCTAATTGAAATCCATAACCAGGTTTTTTAATTTCAAATGATTTTATTGCAAAATAACTTGTTCCAATTCCAACGTTTTTAAAATTTGGACCAATATCTACTGTTATTGATAATCCAACTCCCAATGTATTTGGATTATTTGTACCAATTCTACTTATAGGTTGAATTGATAAATTTTCATAGGATGGGTCAGATATTGAAACCAAGGGACTTACATATCCTGTTCCACCATTATTAATATTAAATGAAGTAATGGATCCACCATTACCAACAGTTGCAGTAATTGATGCCTGAGTTCCAGTATGATTTGAATCAGTAATTCCAATTGAAATAGTAGATTTGTTATATCCAGAACCATATATTGGACCAATATCAAATCCAAATGAAGTTGAAATGGAACTTACATTTGTTGATACTTTAGTTAAAAATACTGTACCAACTCCAATAGAGGATACTCTGGTATCGAATGGTAGTATTTTGGTAATATTTGGGATAATATTTCCAGACTTTTGTGTAGATAATATGTCAGTAATTTTTTGATTAACACGGACACTGAGAGTTGTAATTCCAGTTATTCTATCTGTTGTTATCCCAATGGTTCCTGTTGTAGCAATTCCAACTATAATTGAAGATGTAAATCCAATATAAGAAATTGATCCTCCGGCACCTATCCTAACATCCAACATTGATGATGAAACTCCAACTAGAGGTGCATATCCAATTCCTCCAGTTGATGCCAGGGAAACTATTAATCCTCCTCTTGGAACTAAATTTTGATTTACATCATTTCCAACAATTAAAATTTCACTTGGATTAGCTAAAAGTCCTTTTGTTCCACTAAATGATACGCTAGATATTCCAGAATTTAAAATTTCATAATTGTTTCCATTATTATTTTCAGTATCGGGTGTTTGGAACACATCATTAATAAAAATTAAATTATTTCCAGGTACTGCATTTGAGACAGTATTGCCTTCCTTATATAAGGTAAATGTTCTTCCTACCCCAGTAAAACTGGAAGAAATGTCATCATATATTTGATTGTTGGTATAATCTTTTCTCAAATAAGTTCTACCATTAAATGTTGATTTTGGTGATAATAGATAATTGCTCAAAAGTCTATCATTATTTGCCTTACCATCTGGAGCATCTGCAAACCAAATTTCATTACCAACAATATTATAAGATCCTTTGTAAATTCTAAAATTTGATCCATCATAATGATTTGATTCTGTTGATCCAAGTTTACCACGTTGGACTTCAACTATAGGAATTGTTCCAATTCCAGTAATTGGACCAGTAACAGTTGTACCAAATCCAACATTTGAAATTGTCATATACTCATCTTCTACTTTGATAATATCATTGGACATTATTGAAGATATTCCCGATACCCCAATAAATGATGCTCCAATACTTACTAAATTTCCAATATTTCCTGTTATTATTCCTACTAGAGGAGTATAAGTTAATGGATATTGATTTACTCCATTGACAGTAATTAGTGACTTTTCATTCTTTTTCTTCATTTCAAGTCTGTGGTAATTTCCAGATCCTGTTGAAGTAAATGTAAATCCAATTCCACTTGGTCCAGAAACTCCTTTCAATTTAAATCTATTCTCATCTATTGTTATGGCATAAACTTTAGATGGGCATATATCTGTTAAAATTCCAACAGCGTAAATCTCCCTAAATGTAGATGCTGTAGAAACATTGGATAATTTTAGTGAAGATCTGAGTGTATTTGTATAGTAAATTCTATTCAATCCTCCAGCAGCAATTGATGCGGATGCTGTGATAGAATTTATTCCAATACTTACAATTGTTCCTAAAGAGTTGTTATTTCCGGAAAAGATTCCTGCCCCAACAGTTAATATTGAAGTATTTGCAATTCCCGTAATAACAGATGATCCGGAAGAAACATTTCCAATAAAATATGAATAAGTTTGACCAATACTTACAATAGTAGTATTGTTTGTAATACTTTTTCCAGAAATTTGATTTCCTACCACAATACCATCAATGTTGCTTATACCAGTTATTGTGGAAAACCCAATAATAAAGTCACCTTCAATAGAATTTCCACCAACAATAGTAGTACCAATTCCCACGGAAGATGCGGCAATTCCAATTAAGGTTGAATCTGGAGTGTATATTAATTCCTCATTATTTTGGAAAAAATGATTATTGATTGTAAATATTCCAGTTGCTTTATTTAATGTACTCAAACTTGTTGGATTAAATGTTTTTTGAAAAATTGGAGTTCTATTATAATTTAAATCAAAATTTAATCTATCTTTACCAAAATTGTTTATGGATCCATATCTATTAATTGAAAATTTTTCTATAGATGTTCCATAAATTAATTCGTCCGGAATATTAAACTCATCAAGAGATGAATATATGAATTGATCAAAACTTTGAACTAATATTTGACTATTTTGAAACTGACTGTCTGGGTGAAATTTTACCGAAACATTTAGACCTTGAACTTCAGTTGAAAATGTACCAATTCCTGAAGTAGACCCTATAGATATAAATGGATAATGTTGAATATTATTTGATACTTGATTTGCTATAACAGAAACTTGGTGCAATGCAACAGTTGATCCAATACCAACTCTTATTAAGGACTTTAATGAAGATTCAATGGAACTATCAAAAGTTTTAATTGTTGTTATTCCTGTTATAATTTTATAATCCGATTCCAATCTTGTTGTTTGTTCAGTTCCTGGAATTTGATCATCAACCAAATATCTATAAGTGCCAATTCCACCAGCAGTAGTTCCAAATCCAACAGTTTTTGTTTTTACTACGATATTGTTATTTTTATTACTAAAAAAGGATAAATTTAATATGCCACCAGAAACATTTAGTCCAAAAGTTCCAATATAACTTCCAGATAATCCACTAATTGATTGTTCAGAATCAAAATAAAATTCGGCTATATTAGGAGTTACTCCATCATGATAACCTATTACCTCATAATAATTTAGTTTATTATTATCAGTATCAATAATTAGAGAACTTGAAAAAATTGTATTAAATTGATTTAATAGACCCCTAAACATTGTAGTTGAAATTCCAACTCCTGGGACCAACTTTTCTGTTTTTCCACTCAATCTAACAAATCCATAATCGGTGAATCCCACTCCAACATTTTTTGTGCCAGGATCAAATGACTCTCTATATATTTTTAATTCATATCCTTTATTATATGGGTCCGATGGATTGAATCTTAAAATAGGATCTCCAACTGGACCAATTTCACCACTAAATGATCCTAGGATTTCATTATTATATAAATCCAATTTATTCAATGTATATGTTGTTTTATAATCGTTTATTATAACAATTTCACTAAGTTGGTAATTTTCTTGCTCATTATCATAAATTTGAACTAAAAATTTAGAATAAAAATCAATTACTGGATACTCATATGCATCTAAAAATGTATCCTTATTGAATTCTGAACTGGAAAAAGAATTGCTAATATCATCTATTTGAAGAACCCTATTACTTATACATTCAATAAAATCGGCAAGTTTTTTATTTCTAAATCTTATTAATGTTGAAGAATTTCCAATTGGATTATAATCAGTAACTAGATCAAAATTATCAATCGTATCAATTCTTTTCTCTTGCACAAAGTCTAATGTAGTTAGTAAAGTTTGATTAGATTTTATAGAAGTAATTCCAACAGAAGTAATACCAACATCCGCAAAATTTTTAGTTCCAATAGGATGGACAAGATTATTTGCGTATCCTACAAAATTTGCATATTCTATTGGACTTTGGATAGAATATGATAATGTTTGATAATAATCATTATCTGGTGTAACTTGGAGATCAGTGTTTAATTTTCCAATATCAGTTTTCCACCCAAGTTCTTTTTTATTTGTAGAATCTATTGCATATCTTATATTATTGTATTTGAATACTCTAGAAATTGTTGCAATTGCTCCAGATGACACACCTCTTATAATGTCATAATTTTTGAGAAGATTATCCGGATCTAAAATATTTAATGAATTATTTGAGGATTTTTTAATCAAAATATTTGTTGTATTGTCATTTACAATTATATTTTCATTATCAATAAAATTATCTATCACTTGTGTGATTTCAAATGTTGGACAATTTTTAATATTTGTAATTGCAGTAAATCCCGATGGGACAAATGATGAAAAGTCAACTTCATTTTTTCCCGGAGTTAGAGTATATTCACTAATATCATATTTTAAAATTGCTGGATCTGTATTGATAAATTCAACAACTTTAAAGAAATTGTATCCATGATCAATAGAATTGAATCCATCTCCAGGATAAGTTACTACTCCAAATTCGTCTTTTGAAGAAGGTTTTACTATTCCCTCAACAAATACTAAATCACCAACCTCAAATGGTGGAACAGTATATCCAGTAATTGGTGGAGTTCTTATAACACATTCAACAATTCCATCAGTGGCACTGGTAATTTCTTCTATCGAAATTCCATTACTATTATTGATAGTAAAAATTTGATGAGTTACCGATTCTAAACCTGTTGGTTTTTGTATAATATTGACTTGACTAATATTATTTTTACCCAACTTTACCTCAAATAATCCATTAAGTATTTTTTTTCTAGAAACCGTATTTACCAAATGTAATTCGGGTTTAGATATAATATTTTTCCCTCCATTTGAAACTTTGATATCTTCAATTGTTTCGTTGTTGCTTATAATAGCAACAACATCTACCCGAGCACGAGCCCTTAAAGATTTATCTGATGGATAGTCATATCCATTGTTATCAATTTCAATTTTTCCAATTTTTCCTATAGATTTTGAATTTAATTCAAGAATGCAATTTTTTCCAAAAGTTCTAGATTCAATTTTTGAAATTTTTGGAAGTTTTTTATATCCATAACCAGAATTTAAAATTTCTATATTTGATATTCCACCTTTTGTGGACTTGGACGTAGTTTCATATTTTAAATATGCACATTCACTTTGCGTATATGATAATTTTTGTGGGATCTCATTTAAAGAGACATGGAAAGTTGTACTCCCAACTCCAGAAATTTTATATTCTTGATTATATAACTCATCAACAAAAGAAATTTGATAGTCTTCATCCTCATCATTACTAAACACTGGAATTCCATTTTTGCTTAAATTATAATATAAATTTTTTGGTAAATTTTCACTAAAATTGATAGTTGATTCTGTTACAATTCCGGCATTATTGGTATTATTACTAACAGTAAAATTGGAAGTGTTTGCTACTGAAACGAAATTCTTATTAAATTGTTTGTCATAGAAAAATTCAAATTTATATCCTATTAATGAAGAATCTGAAAGATTAAAAACTAAATTATTATTCTTAATTGATAATATTCTTGGATTGATCTGTGATATTTGTTGATTATTCCCACCACTACTTCCAATAGAAATAATTGTTGGTGGATTTGAGGTTGAATCTACATATGTTTCACAAAGTTGGATGTTATTACTATTAGTCCGATACACATAATATTCACTAGTAGTTAGACCACTTATTTTAGTTCCTATTGCACTATAAAATATTTTTTGTCCAGTTTTAAAATTGTGAGAGGGTAGAGTTATAATACTACTACTAACATTAACAGAACTAGAATTAAATCCTACGGGATTAATTAAAAGTTTGTTATAATTTTCCTCATACTTTACCCTTATAGAAGTAGAAGTTCCAATACCAACAGAAAGATTTGGTTTGATAATAAGATTAATATAATCAGAATCTAATAACTCGTGGTTTTCTGATGTTGTTATTGTTGCATCAATTTTTTTAACTGAACCTGATATTTGATTGGGTATGCTAGAAAAACTATAATTATACTTATCATTACCACTTGATGTAAAAAATAAACCCTCAGTTTGTGTAGTTAAACCTACTTGAGTAACTATTCCAATAAAATCTTTGGACTTATTAATTATATAAACATGAGTACCGATTCCCAAAGAAAATTGAGACGGACCAGAAATATTGGAAACATTGATGCTAGATCCCCCAGAACTTCCAGAAAATAAAACCCTCTGATTTGTTTTAAATGGATGATTTGGTAAATAAATGCTCTGTATTGGAATGGATATATCTTTCTTATAATCTCCAATATAATACTCACGACTAATAGAAGATCCAGTATCAATACCAACTCCAATAGAAATTGTTGGATTGAAATAAACTATATCATTTAATGAAGAATCAAAATAATCAACACTCAAATTAATATCAAAATAATTTGAATATACATTAACTATTGTTGAAGATGTGTGGGAAGTGCCAACGGATCCTCTATTAATTCTAATAACATTTTGCTCATCAAATATATTGAGAACTGAACAAATTTCATTTTCAATAGCAATAGAACTACCAATACTTACAACATCTGGAATATTTGTAACATATATGTCAGTTACTATTCCACTGGATGCCATTGCCTTTGCCAATCTTGTATTTGATTGATTTACGGATATTTTATGGTTATTTGATAATCCAGAAGTATATGTTGAAATGTCTGTTATTTGAACACTATCACCATCTAATAATTCATGATATGGAGATATATGTGCAGAAATTGTATTATTGTTTTTCCAAGTAAATATTGTATTTTCATAATTTTTAAAAGAAGTTTCTATTTTATTAATTTCTTTGCCATAAATTTTGGAAACCTCTGCATAACATCCACCACCATCTGTTCCAGTGTTGTCAAAAGTTAGTGAATCTCCAACCGAATAATCTTCACCAGGTTGAATAATATCTATAGAATCAATTTTTCCAGATTTAATAGATTTTATTTTGGTTATTTGTCTTAGTTTTTTATTTACTTTTGGTAAAAAATCATTTGTAGAATAATCATTATTTACTCTATATGGAAAAGTATTTCTAACTAATACTGAATCATCAAAATTAATATTTTGATCTGTATAAAAATTATCTTCAATATTAGATCTATAAAATTCTCCTACAAAATAAGGAAATTCTGGAATAAAACTTCCAGTAGTTGGATCAACTTTTACTCCAACATGATATGCATACACACCTTGTGGAAATTCTGGAGTTTTTTCAAATCTACCATTACTTTTATCCAATTGTCCAGAATCTTCAAAAGTATAGTCTTCGACAAAAAATCCTTCAGAAAAATCAGATATTGGAGGTCTATTATCCACATTTCCTATATTTAAGGAATATCCAGACTGCAATTTAATAATTTCTGAATTAAAATTTCTTGGATCGCTATGCCCATATGGTCCATAGATTGGATTACCATCACGACACCATCCAATAATTTTAGAATGCCCAGTATTTGAATCTGGATCTAAGAACAATACTCCTTCTCTCCCTGGCACATATCCACATACACCATATGCCAAATCACCATTATAATCCGTTAAAATTTGGTCAGAAAATCTCTCTATATTATTAATAGTTAATTCTCTAACAGAGACATCTAATTTTAAATTTTTGCCAGGAACACTTATTTTAATTTGTGTATTTTCATCATAACCAATTCCACCATTAATGACGACTATAGAATTTATTCTTCCTTTTACAATATCAGCTCTTAATTCTGCTCCCAATCCGGATCCAAAAACATCCAAATTGATACTAGATGGATAAAAAGATCCTCCAATTTGAATTTCAACCGCAACGATTCTACCATTAATTATAATTGGTTTTAACTGAGCACCACTTCCATTTTTTATTGTTATTGTAGGTTTTTTGTGGAAATTTAGAACATTTGATCCATAATTAGTTCCAGATTCATATAGATAAGTATCTATAATATTACCCCTGACTACAGGAGTTGCTGTTATTGTACCGATAAATCCAGAATATTCAACTTCCAAATCTACAGAAATTTTTGGATAAGAAAAAATATGGTATCCTGTTGGATTTGTCTCAAATTTAACAGGTTTTCTTCTATTATAATCTGTTTTTGATATTCCAACACTTATATATCCAGCATCTGAAAGTTGAAAACTATCATCCGTATTTTTTAAAATATAATATTGTTTAGAAGTTGAAAGACCTGAAACTGGATTTTCAGATTCGTGGGAATAATTGATTATTTCCCCATCATTAAATCCATGATTAACATAATTAATCGTATTTGATATTGTTGAAATTCCAGAAGATTTTACATACAACGACCTGTTTGTATATCCAAATCCACCATCAAGAACATTTAATTTAGATAATACTTTAATTTCATCATATTCTCTAAATTTGTGAATTCCTCCAGTATTTTCTTGAGTAAATCCAATTGTATTGATTCCACTGTTTAAATCTGACTGAGAATAATAAAGTTTTATTGCTCTTGCATTTAAAACTTTTGGATAATATACTGATCCGTTCTTCAAATATTTTCCCTGAGGAGTATTGGAACCATTAAAAGTTCCAATGCCAAGTTCAGGATTTCCATTAGAATTGTAAACTATTTTTTGACCATCTTTTAGTTTATGATATTCTGAAAAAAGGATGGATTCATTATCTACATTAACCCCACCAAAATTTGTACTCTGGCGAGCATCAAATTCAATTTCTCTATATTGTGATGATAATACTGGATCTAAAATTGCACCAGATCCATTTCCACCAGATATTTTAGCAGATATAATTCTTTTAATGGAAACTTTTTGTGGATCTATGATTACGTTTTTAACTGATCCACTAACAACAACATTTGCCAATGCCGTTGTTCCCAACCCGATACTAGAATTGGAAATTATTATTTTTGGTGGATTTATGACATCATAATCCAATCCACTATTAATAACTCTTAGATTTTTTAATGGTCCATAAAAAATCTTATCATTTGATTTGTAATTGATAATATCAACACCATTGATAAGTGTTCCAACAGATCCTGGTATTGTTGAGATTTGATTATCAAAATTAAGATTTTGTTTTATTGGAAACTTGGCCAAAGATTTTTTTGGTGCCAAAATTTTTCCAAATTCGGAAGATAGTGTAAATTTATGATTTCCTAAATCATAAATTCTATCAATTTCTATAAATTCTTCAGTTACAATAAATGATCTTGATGAATATAATCTTATTTTAGTTTTACTGGACAAAACTTCAACAAAATATTCTGTATTATTTGAAAGTCCAGCGATTGGTTCATTTGTAGTATGCGTATAAATTACAGAGTCTCCCGTAATAAATGGGACATTATTTGCAAAAACTAAAACTGAATATTTAAAAGTTTGATTATTTTGCTCAGAGATAAAATTATCAACATCAGCATTAGAATTTATATCCCTAGATGCAATTTTTATAGATTTTTCTATAGTATTTGATGGTAAAGAATTTGATGCAACGTAAATATATTCTTCGTTTTCATTATAAGTATTTTGTATATTTGAAAGGATATTGGGATATTTTAATCTTACAGAATTTTCCGAAGTTGATGCATAATCATATCTTCTAATTATGCTTAATTTTTGACCAGGAATTACTGCTGGAATTTTAGCGTCTAAAAATACTTTATTACCATCAATTGAAGTTATAACAACATTTTCTAAAACAGTATCTGTAGAATTTTGTTTAAAAATATCAACACGATCATTTATTTTTAATGATGATTTATCTGGATTTTCGTATAAAATTATTGTAGCAGCATTATCACCATTAGAATATGTGGATATTTCATATCTAGATCTGATATTATAGATCCATGAATTAAATAATATTTCTTTAAATGAATTTTTGGAATTTAAAATATTATCACCAAAATTTTCAAATAAAATATTATCACCAACATTAGAATAATTTAAATCATCAATATTTTCTAGATTTGAAAGAGATGCTTGTACTGTTAATTCTACTTTTTTAGATAAATCACCATTTTCATATCCATATATAATTTTTTCGGAACGTATGTCTGATCCTGCTAAAATATTTTCCAGTATATTGGTACATCCATAAAATTGATTAATAGATTTATCACTATAAGTTATAACATCATTATTACAAATAAATGATCCACTAATATCAAAACCAACAGTAGAATCAACTGTTATGACGGATGATCCTATAGAAATATTATCTGATACTTTAGTTTTTGGAGTAATTGCAAATTTTCCAAAAACTAAAGTATTATCATCGTATCCAGAAAATAGTTCAATTTTATATAAAACTTTACCATTTCTTGTTATAATATCAACTTTTGATACTGGTCCGGATGCACTTCCATCATCACTTCGGATTTCTTCTCCAACAAGATTATATGGATTTGCTTCTGGTGTGAGTAATTCTGCAATTAAAACTTCTCTGCGAATATATTCACTTTCAGATGGTTTTAATAAAAAATCTTCAGTATTTAAAATTTTTGGATTAACATTATAAAGAACATTAAATAAAATTTTAAAAGACTCATTTGTACCTTTAGAAGCATAAAAATCTTTTATCCTCTTTAGAAAATTATCAACTTTTAAATTTGAATCAAATGCAACGTCCTCAAAACCTGGCGCAAATGAATATTTTAATTTTTTATAAAATTCTTTTAAAAATAAGGAACTTAAATTAGTGACAGGAGAATGTACATTATGTGAAGATGCTTTTGATGTAGAGAACTCAAGTTCTTCTGGGTTAATGGGTTGGTGGTAATCTACAATACCACAAAATCCACGAATACATCCCGTAAAAGTGTTTGTAGTAATTCCAGTATAGGTTATAATTTCATCATCGATCTTCAGCAATCCATATTGGGATGGAAATCCTTTGGTACTTGTTACTGTAATGATTCCAACAGTGGAGGTAATATTTGTACTAAGACCAATATTACCTGCAATAACTTCTGGAGTTAAGTTGTCAAATTTTAAATATTGATCTAAATTTTCCGCAATATCAACTGGACCTCCGGGGTATTCTTGAGAAATATAATATTGCTTCAAAAATTCTGAAAATTTTGGATTTTCATCCAAAATAAACTCAGGAAGTTGATTATCAATAATTTGTTGTATTTTTACTCTTTGCTCGAAACCTGTACTTATCATATTACCTCGTTAAATTTCCATTTGAATAGCTTGAAGTTGATGGGAAATTAACTCCAGAAATTTGCTGCCCAGAAGAAATTGTATCTTTTACCATATTTATTGAACTTTTCGTAACATCAAAAACAACATATAGATCTTTCAAACCAATAACATCATTTGAATCTGGATATGCCTGAATTTCTACAATATTATTTGGTAGTGAAGTTCCTGTAATTTTTATGGTGCTGATTAAAATTTCTCCAGTCTCATAATTAACTGTTCCTATTGATTTTTTAACTACTTCAAGTGAATTGGTACTATCGTTTTTCCTAACAATTGCCAATGATCCAATGTTACTATCCACAACAGCAACATCAGTAAAGAAAACTGTTCCTATAACATCTGAAACAGTAAATCCGGTGCTTTTAATATTATATTTTCCAATTTCTTTGTGAAATTTATTTCCAAAGCATAATTCATACTGGGAGAAAGTATTTGGTGATATTACACAATTTAAATTCCTTCTAATTTTAACCTTGGTGATATTTGAAGTGATATTAGTATCAGAATTGTCAATGATTTGTAAAATTTTACTATATTTAAATCTTCCTCCAAATTTATTTAAATCGACAGATTTTGAATAAACCTCAAGATTTGATTGTATTTTGGATTGTAAGTCACTAACGTTTGAAACTTTAGAAGAATCATAATAAATGGATGAATCAATTTCAACATATAATAGTTTTAGATCAATAATTTTTTGATTTATTCCTATGATACTATGTTGTTTTAATTTTGAAAGAATATTAAATTTTGTAAAATCGGAAATTGTATAGGCATTTTTTGGTTTTATACTAATAAAAACATTTCCATATTGTGGCGGAATTAATTCTTCTCCACCAACAACAGAAACAGATTCTGTATTTGGATATACTGACTGAATTATTGCCTCATAGTCCTTTGCTGTAACCGCCCTGTACTGTGAAGAATAAACTCTGGGGGCAAAGTACTTGATTGAATCAATTGACTCAATGTCACCTCCCCCAGATGCTCCAGAGTTTGTTGTGATGAGTACAGTTCCTACTGGATCCTGTGTTACTCCTAATGTATTCGTTATTGATCCAGAATAAGAAAATACAGAAGGACCATTGCCATCAATACCATCAGTTATAATATAACTAATTTTTACAGTAACTCCATTTGCTAATTTTTTACCAAGAATTCCATCTCCAAATAGTATTTCATATTTTTCATCTTCAATTTCTTGAATTAGAAAAATTTCAGATTTTTCATTAATCTTGAGAATATTATCTACTTTGCTATACTCAACTTCGGTTCCAGAATCAATTATTTTGACAATAATTGTACTTGTGTCAATATTTGGATTATCTAAAATGAATTTTTGACTGATTGAATTATTAACTATAAATTCTTTTGTTAAGAATACTCCCTGACAAATTTCTAAGTTATTAAATGCTGCTATTTTACTATTTGTATCAACAACTGTTGCAATGTCCTCAGGAATTGAAAATGTATAGGATGTATTTTCTATTGACCCTACACAAACAAGTCCTGCTTTAAGAATAATTTGACTTGGTGAAGTTGCGGCAACCGGAAGATTAATGTTAAAAGATATATTTGCTTTTGCACAAGTTTTTGATCTTGGAACATATCCAACGTTTCTTGCAAGTGATATTACATTATCTCTAATAGTCGCAGAATCCAAAAAGGATTCGTTGACTATCATATTTGAATTGAACGCAGTAATGTAAGTATTATACGCAAGAGTGTCTATTAAGACGGAAAAATTTGAACCTTCAAAATCAAAATCTGTAAAATTAGAATTTGCTCTTAAGTAAGTTTTAATTGATGTTTTTATCTGATCAAAATCTAGATCAGCAAATTTTGTAAAAGGCATTTTATCTTGTTGCCTCTAAAATGTAATTAAATGTTTGTGATGGAAAATCTTGCCCAATGATATCAAAAAATACGTTTATTTCAAAAGCATTATCATCAGGTCTTGGGTCTACTTCAACTTTGACTTTATTTACTCTTGATTCATAATTATTAATTGCAATCTCAACTTGTTTTTGAAGTAATGATGCAGTACCAAAATCAATGAATTCAAATAAAGTTATTTTTACATCAGAACCAAATGTTGAATTGAAAAATTTTTCACTTGGAACTGTTTGTATAATATTACGAATTGATCTTTTAATAGCATTCTCATTAGTCAAAACGAGAATATCCTTAGTTACAGGATGCATGTCAAAAGACAAACTAATATCCTTAAATTTTCTGGATATTCTCGTTGCAGACATTAAAGAATTTAACTATTTTTTTTATTTATATGGACTACCAAGAATGACCGTATGATGGCTCAGTTCCATAATCCCAATCATCATAGTCATTATCATTACGAATTTTCTTATGCATTTCCTCTGCAAGATTATATTTGTTTTTTGGAATCTCATCATGCATAATTTCTTGAATCACTTTTCTATTATCCGAATAATCCGTCACTAATTTTGTGGTGCCCCACATTTTGTGCATGTAACTTGGATCTCTATCAACTGGTAAGTTTGACATTGTAGCTCCTGTTTTTTGGTAAAAAACAGAACTTTTTTTTGAAGGAGGTTGCTATCTCCCCTACATCTATTTAACGATCTATTTCCCGAATTGAATAGCTATAAGAATTTAGATACTTTAAAAGTTCCAATGCAATTAACCTAGGATTGCCTTCACCACACGTATAAACATCTATTGCCAAACAACCTTCTTCTGGCCAAGTATGGCAAGAAACGTGACTTTCTGCAAGTGAAATAACAATCGTACATCCTTGTGGTACGAAACAATGTTGAAAGACGTTCAAAATTGTCATTCCGACACGGTTAATTCCTGTAACCATCACCTCTTCGAGAGCAACTGCATTATTAATCAAATCATATTTAACATTATATACCTCCAATAAGAGATGCTTACCCATTGAAAATTGTTTCAAGATACAAAAATCACACTAAAGGATTATTTATTTTAAGAATCTAAAATGTTTTCACGAGAAAAAGTAGAATTTTTTTGAATTCTAATGTCCTTATTTCTAAATGTCCAACATATGCCACCATCATCCAAGAACACAATCCATTCAAGATCGTGTTCTTGTGATCGGTCAATTAAAAAAAATGCCCAACCATTACCCTTTGGGGTAACAACTGGGATTTGTGGATTTAACTGAAGCATTTTTTTTATTTCCCCTGTCCTCTATACTTCTTACGCGCTTTATTGCGAGAGGAAGCGGCATACTTTGTATTGGAACCGCAGCCTTGACGAGTATTTTTGGGATTAGACTCAATAATCTTAGAGCCACTCAATGATTTTTTAATTGCCATAACTATTCTCCGATAATTTCAGTTTCTAAATCTTCTGGTTTTGGAGAACCTGACTGGTAGAATTTTACTGCCAAATTCTCCATAGTATCGAAATATTCTTCCTCTGTAAGATTTGAATATATCTTTCTACCCTTACAAAGAATATTGTAAGATCTGTTAGCCATTCGTCAAATAACTCTTGTTTTTTCGTGACCGACTCTAACACGAGGGTCGCACCAAATTTCAAATCCTGCTTCCTTCGCATCCAAACAGAATGATACATCTTCTCCACACATGTCCTGAACCTCACCGGATTCAAAGACTTGCATCTTGGGGGCAAACCATGGATACTTCATCTCAGAATGTTCAAATACACCATTCTTGATTAGCAACCAACCAAATCCAGTATAATCAACTGTAAAAGGTTTGCGGCGCTTAGAGATACTATCTAAAGTTTCGTGATTCATGACTCCACCATTATTGCGGAAATCATCTTCCTCTAACCAGTGTGCAACTGATGTGGTGTGACCATCTTCGGTACAATACCATCCAGCAGCAATGTCCTTCTCCATAAGAACAAGTTGAAAGAATTTTTCTGTATTGAAAACAATATCAGAATCAATCCACAACTGCCAATCATAAGGAAGTTTTCCGTCCCATGGTAATTGATCTGGTCCACGAAGAACATTTGCGCCCAGGCATTTGCAGCGGGCGAAATTTACCATTGATGAATAGTCCTGCGAGATTTGAATGCTTGCCCCTGCCTGAACAATATCAAAACAAAGTTGCACAAAACTCTTGAGGTAGGTATATGAAACTCCTCTACCGGGCAAACAGAATACGATGGATTTTCCACGTATCATTTCTTTTGCCAAATTATAATCCCATTCAGATTCTGGTGTTACTGTGGGAGTCTTTGCTTTAACCGTAAATCCTTTAGCCATAATTTCAATTCATTACTGAAGTATCATACAATATTATATATGAATTGTCAATAGAATTGATTTTTAATTTTGGTCGTACTCTGAAAGTAATACTTCATTTCCTTCCACATTAAATTTAATCTCAGTATCCTCATACCAAGATAGATCGTTGGCGATCCACTCTGGAATTATAACATAATATTCGCCAGTAATCGGATCAACTTGTATGCTTCTAACATTTCCCCCAGAATTTTTTTGCATTTTGATCTATATCAATTTTACTTTTCAAAATTATATAGTAATTACTAATATTGTGTGAGACTTGGTGGGGCAATTTTTTATACGAAAAATTTTTTTGTTTATTGTGTGATATAGACCTAGCTTGGGTAACACTTTATAGCTTGAGGGATCCATTGGTTTTTAGCCACGGCGCCACGCCATCACGATACCGTTATACCATAATACTGCCCCTGCCACGAACGAATAGGGGGCGGGTGTGCCACCCCCCGAACCGTCACTGCACGTCGCCCAGGGCGCTTGCCTTGGTGCTCATCCGGGTGCTGCTGCTGCCTGCTGCTCCACCGTGGGTGCGAACGCGGGTGCTGCCGCCCTTGATGCGATCTGCCCAACGGAGGGCAGCGGCACCGTGTGCCACGGGCAGGCGGGTGATGGTGAACTGGATGCCGTCGATGGTGGTGCTGGTCATCGGGTGCGTTGCGGTTTGCTTTGGAATTGTAGTCGGTAATGGGGGGGAGGTCAACCCCCCCCCGTAGGGGTCAGATCTGCTGCAGGTCGCCGCTGCGGCGGGCGTCGTTGATCAGGCGCCCCAGGGAGAGGCCCAGCAGGTCGGGGGAGGAGATCACCTCTGCCAGGCGGGCAGCGAAAGCGGGGGTCGCTTCGAACCCGTAGGCACGGTCGCTGTTGCTCTGGAAGATCACCTCCACGGCGGTGCCGTCAATCTCAACGTTGGCG